ATTGACCTTTTTTTACCCGTGATCCCTCCTGGAAGTGTATCCCTTCAAGGAATCCATCAACCCTTGCCCGGATGGCAATATCTGATTGTCCGTATGTCTGACCAACAAATTCATCGATGACTGGTACATCTCTTTGTTGAACTCCGGATACAATTACTTCAGGAGGTGGTATGTTTCTTCCTGTCTTTTCTTTACAACCTGTAGTGAATACCAAGGTTGATGTGATCACCATGAGTAGGAAAACAAATTTAATTGGGAGCCATGGGATAAAGGTTGTTATCACCATGTTGGTGTTTTCTTTATTGTCCGGTCAACTCTTCGCGGATTCCGGCACTGAAAAGAAAACAGAAATGAAACATCCACGTGAAAAAGTGACCCTTTTAATTTTAGGTCGGATAACACGTCACGTGGAGTGGCCGGAAGGAAATAGTATATACGATCCTTCTCGACCGTTCGTCTTTGCCATATACGGGAAAAATCCCTTTGGCGAATGGTTAAAGAATACCTATCCGCGAAAAAAAATAAGAGACAAAAAGGTGGAAGTAAAATTTGTCAGAAGAGTCGCCGACATCGGCAACCCCCATATTCTCTTTATTACCGATGTGGGACGGAAAGAATTAAGCAAAATACTCCAATATACTTCTGATAAACCCATCCTCACAATCTCCAATACCGAAGGTTATGCCAAAAGGGGCGTAATTGTGAACCTGTATGTCGAATCAAGTGAAGGTAAAAGAAATCTGGATATGGAAATCAATGAAACGGCCAGTCGAAGAGCCGGATTAAAACTGGCCTCCAACTTGATCAACTTTGCCGAAATTATCGACCCTTATGACCCTTACAAAGAGAAAGCCCAACAATTGATCACTGCCGAAGTCCTTGAGGTGGAACAAAAAAAACAATCAAGGCTTGGGGTGAGTACCAACAACAATCGGCATTAGTGGCATTATGATCTATTTATTGATTGCAATGTACCTATCGGCCATTGTCCTGGCTAATCTGTCCATCGTAGTTATCGGGCCACAAATGGCAATCTGGAACGCTTTTATCTTAATCAGCCTGGACTTGACTGCCAGAGATACGCTACACGAGCATTGGCATAGACGGCGATTATGGCCGAAAATGTTTACCTTGATTGCTGCCGGGAGCATATTAAGTTGGTGGCTAAATGCCGACGCCGGGCGGGTAGCATTGGCCTCATTTTTGGCGTTTAACTCCGCTGGGTTATCTGATGCGGGAATGTATCAAGTTTTGGGCGAGCGCAGTCGATTGGTAAAAATGAATGGATCAAATGTTGTCTCCGCTGCGCTTGATACTATTGTCTTTGTTTTAATTGCCGGACTGCCGCTGTGGATCATCCCGGCGCAATATTTAGCAAAGATCATCGGCGGTTTGTTTTGGTCGATGGCTCTGGAAAGATTTAGACATAAAATGGCTACCCAATGAAAGCCACCATCACCCGCCAAACCACCACCGACGCCGTGACCTGCGTCACGCTGACCCACGCGGCCACCGGCTACCAGCTACAGATCACGCCGAGCCGCTATGGGTTCGTGATCCACAGCAGTCAGGGCGTGCAGTTCCGGCGCTATGATAATTTAGCCTATGAGGTGACAGCAGATGAGCATTTACAGCACGATCAAGAACCTATTCAAGCCCACCCCCGCCCCGACCATCAGGCTGGGCTTCCTGGCCGGCCAGCGGGCGCGGACGACGGTTGACAGCACCACCGACAGCAATTTTACCAGCTATCTGTACGTCAGCGCGCCGGACGATCCGCTGGACACCTGGCGGGTGGAGGATCTCAACGATAAGACGCTGGCCCGGATCACGGTCAGCCGGCTGGTGGAGCTGCTGGCTGACGTGTCGCCCGAGGTCAGCAAAGCCCTGTGGGATTTTCTACTGTTCTGCAACCCCGGCTATGAGGCCGCGGCGTTGCGACCCGGCAGCGACGAGCAGGACGACCGGGCGACCTCCGCCTTGCAGGAGATTATCGACCGTTTCGACCGGCAGCAAACCGGCACGCTGGACACCATCATCGGCAAGCTGTTTCTGGGTATTTTCTGCCGGGGCGCGCTGTTTACCGAGTTGGTCCTGGACGACGCCGGGCGGGAAGTGCTGGACCTCGTCACCCCGGACCCCGGCAGCGCCCGTTTTCGGCAGGTGGATGACCCCGAGCGGGGCAAGGTCTGGCAGCTGGGCCAGTGGGTTGACGGCGCGTTCGTGGTGCTGGACTCCGAGAGAGTGCGCTATTTGCCGGTCCACCCCTGGCCGGGCAAAGCGCCCTACGGTCGAGCGCCGCTCACGCCGGCCGTTTTTTCGGCGCTGTTTATCATCGGACTGCTGCACGACCTGCGGCGGGTGATTGCCCAGCAGGGCTACCCCCGGCTGGATTTGGAGATCGATCTGGAGCAACTGCGGGATATGATGCCGGTCGATCTGGAGTCGGACCCGGAAAAATGGCGGGAGTGGATTAACGATATGGTCGCCGAGGTCAAAACCGTCTACGCCAGCCTGGAGCCGGACGACGCCTACATCCACACCAGTGCCGTGGCGGTCAACCGGCCCGTGGGCACGGTAGACGCCAGTAGCCTGGGCGCGATTGACCCGATCATCACCGCCCTGGAGCGGATGGTGACGCGGGCATTAAAAACGATGCCGCTGATGATGGGCATTAATGAGGGTACGACCGAGACGCTGGCTAACCGGGAATTTGAGATATACACCGCCTCGATCCGGTCGATCCAGCATATGGTCGAGACGACGCTGGAGAAACTATTCGACCTGGCCCTGCAAGCCCAGGGCATCCAAGCCGACGTGACATTCAAGTTTGCCGAACTCCGGGCCAGTGAGCGTCTGCGGGACGCCCAGGCCGCGGCAATGGAGATTGCCAACGAGTCGGCCAAATATGAGGCCGCCTGGACCAGCCAGGACGAGGCCAGCGAAACGATCACCGGCTCGCCCGCCGACGCGCCGGAGCCGCGACGGGGCAGCGTGCCGCCGCAATTCGAGCAGGGCGACGGCGACGGGCAGGAGGCGGATAGCGAGGCGACCGGAGAGGAGCGGATTTTGAGAGGAGTCAACGGACGATGACATCACAGTTAGACACCGAGCGAGTAATCGAGGCTTTGCGGGCCGGTCGGCTGGAATTGCAGCCGGTGACTGAGGGCGGTCAACTTAAGTTCTGGGCGCTGGTCCCTTCCGGCCAGCCCCAGGCCGACACCGACGGCGACCGCTGGCCGCCGACGCCGGGCGTGGACCCGCGGAGGACGAAGCCATTATGACTACCAGAGCCAGAGCGATGTTAGCCGGCGCGCCCGCTCGCCGGGGCAGCGGCTCACCGCCGGGCGGCGGGTTCGTGCCGGTGCGGGAGCCGCAGACGGGTAAATTATTATGCCGGGTCGATCCAAACCGGCAACTGCTAGAGATCGTGCGGCGGCAGCGCCGGACGGTCGTGGATTTGCGGACGGGTCGGGTGGTGGAATAGCCCCGGCCACCCCGCCGGGGCTTTTCGCGTCCCCGCTTGACAATCGCCCTCAAAGTGTAGTATAATTGACTACAGTCACGTAAATTGTGACGCCAAACACGACGCCATTAGGGGCGGGCCGCTCGCAACGTGAGCGAGGCAAACGGCAGGGCCGGTGATCCGATACCACAGTTCGGCGTAACAGCGCCCCGACAATGATAACGGCGCAGCAGGAAATTATACCCCGGCGCGGAGGGGCTGAATATCCGGCCTGCTGCGCCCACTAAACCAAATACCATCAACAAAGAGCGCCCAGAGCGCCACCGACGCGGCAACCGCCGCAGACGTGGCGCTTTTTTGTTGACAGGAGGCATCTATGCACCTAACCAAACCCCTCTTTTTCGGCCTGGCCGCGGTCGTGGCCGCCCTGGGCCTCCTTGCCCCCCTCCGGCAAGACCCCGGCGTTCAATCGTCGCCGTTCGCCGGGACCGTCGTCACCACCACCACCCAGACTCAGGTCGTGGCCTGCGGCCAGGGCGACGGGGCGATTGGCCGTAAGACGCTGGTCGTGGAAAACGCGTCGGGCAGCGACGGCGTAATTACCGTCACCGGCGAGTTACGGACCACGACCGACGGCAACGACTTTACTAGCGGTATCTTGGCGGTCAGCGGCCTGGCGACCAACTCGATCAGTAGCGACACCAGCCCCGGCACGGAGAGCGCCGGGCGCTTTTGCGCGATCTCGGCGGTCAGCGCCTCGACCAGCACGATCACCGTGACGCTGAGAAGGGAGTAGAGGATGACCCAACATTTCCCGGCCCGGATTGCGGGCCACCTGACCCCGGAGCAGGCCCGTGAGCTGATCCAGGCCGACGTGGGCGACGCCGATCCGTTCGTCTGGCGGGCGGAGATATCCAGCGACCGGCTGGACGCCTATTTCACTCGGATGAACGAGCGCACCCTGCGCAATTTCGCCGCGGACGCCGGCGCCGGCGTGACCTTTCTCGACAGCCACAACGCCCGGCAGCTCGGCTACGGCCAGAGCATCACCGGCACGTTTGAGATCGACGGCGAAATCAGCCGGGTCTTGAGCGACTTTTACACCGTGCCCGGCATCCGCTTTGGCTCCGGCTTGAGCTACGCCAGCACCGACGATTTCATTCGGGCGGTCCGGAGCCGGTTGGCCCGTGACGTGTCGGTTGGTTTTTACGGCGGCGATATGATCTGCGACATCTGCGGCAACTCGTTTTATGACTGGCGGGACTGTCCTCACTGGCCGGGCGTCGAGTACCCGGTCGGGGAGCAGGGCGAGCAGACGGTCCTGGCCACGTTTGAGATCGACGACGCACATTTGGCGGAGGTATCCGCCGTGTACGACGGGGCCACCCCGGAGGCGATGATCGTTAAGGCCCGGCAGCAAGCCGGGGCGGGCGAGCTGGAGCCGCGGGTAGCCCGCGTTTTGGAAGTCAACTATCGGATCAAGCCCGAGCCACGGCAACTGTGGCCGGGTGTAGAAATTAAGGAGCGTAAACCTATGACCGAGCCAACCATCGACGAACGCGTCGAGCAATTGGAGGGCCAACTGGCCGAAGCCAACGCCGAGATCGAGCGCCTGCGCCCGCTGGCCCAGCAGGGCGAGCGGTATCGGGCCGACTTGATCGAGGAGGTGCTGACCGAGGGCGTGCGGGCCAACGGCGAGCAGTTCCCGGTGGACACCTACCGGGAAATCCTGGCCGGCACCAGCCTGGACAACATTTTGGCAATGCGGGAGCAGTACGCCGAGCAAGCCCGAAAACGGCTGGGCGGCGGGCGGCAAACCGTGGACGACGACGAAGGCGAGCAGGCCGCCGAGGCCGCGGCGCAGCCGCAACCACAGCGGGCAAACGGCCTGCCGGACAGCGCCTACGCCGCTTAACAAAATTGAGCTATAGAGCAGAAGGAGACAAACAATGAGCGACCCCAGAGCAGACGTTGATTTTGTCGGGATCGGCTACCGGGCCGAGACGTTCAAGATCGACAATAGCACCATCACCTATGACGCCGACGAGGACAACGGCAGCGCCGAAGTCGGGTACGCCGTCGGCCTGTCCGCGGCCAACACCGTGGAATTGGTGGGTGACGGTGAAGAGGTGATCGGCAAATTGATCCAGGTCCACAGCGACAACTTCGCCACGGTCCAGACCCGCGGCTATTGCACCCTGCCGGGCGGGGCCAGCGCTACGCTGACACTGGGCGCGGCCATCGTGGGCGACCTGGGCGCGGCTGCCGCTGAAGGCTATATCAGAGTGTCGGACGGCTCCACCGCCTCGGAAATCATCGTCCAGCGCGGCCGGATCATCGACGCCGGGACCACGACCGCGGTCGTGGTAGATTTGGGTTAGGAGGATAAAATGACCGAAATCACAGCATTATCAACCAACGAACTGTATCAGCGACTCAACGAGAACCCGCTGGACATTATGAAGGACGCCTACAAGCGCGGCGTCAACGTCAGCGGCTACCTGGAGCAACTCAGCCCGTCCGACAACAACGACCGGCTGGACACCTTCGGGCGACTGTTGCGGGAGGCCGGGATCGTGACCCGGTCGGACCCGGGCGCGGGCTACTGGGCCAGCCGGGCCGATGCTTTCTTGACTACGCCGGGCAACCGGGCGCTGTTGAGCGAGTTTTTCGCCCGGAAATGGCGACAGGTTAGCTTCGCCACCACCCAGCAGCGGGCTATCTACCTGAGCGGGGATGACACGCCGGGCAGTTGGCAGCGACCCTACGCCGAGGCCCAAATGGCGCGCTGGGACGAACAACTGGCCCCGGCTATTCCGTTGTCGGAGCTGGTCGGAATGACCACGCCCATCGAGGGCCAGGATTACCGGGCTTTTTATCTGACCTACAGCGCCGACGACCTGCGGAAATTCCGCACGGGCGAAAGCGCCGACATTCCGATTGCGGAACTGGCCGACGCCGAGCGGACCATCAACCTCAAAAAGTACGGCCGCGGCCTGCGAGCTAGCTATGAGCAAATGCGCCGGATGCGCGTTGACAAGTTGGCAATGCAGGTGGCCTATATGGCCATTCAGTCCGAGGTCGATAAAGTGGCTGGGGCGATTTACGTCCTCATCAACGGCGACGGGAACAGCGGCACCGCAGCCACAAACTACAACCTGACCACTCTGGACAGCGACACCGTGGCCGGGACGTTGACGGTCAAGGGCTGGCTGGCGTTTAAGTTCAAATTCGCTAACCCCTACGTCTGCACCACCGCCCTGATGCAAGAGTCCGAAGCGTTGGACCTGGCCTTGCTGGACGCCGGCAGCGCCAACGTGCCGCTGATGGGCCTCAGCCTGGGCGGGATGGTGCAATCGCTGGTCCCAATCAATATGACCAGCGACGGCGTGCGCTACGGCTGGACCTCCAACGCCACAGCCAACGTGATCCTGGGCTTCGACCGTAGGTTCGCCCTGGAGAACGTGGTCGAGATCGGCGGGCAGGTGGACGAGATGGAGCGCTTCATTACCAACCAAACCCAGGTGATGACGATGACCGAGGTCCACGGCTTCGCCATAATGGACGGCAACGCCAGCAAGACGCTGACCGTCAACGCTTAAGGAGGCGACGATGAAGAATGAAAAAGGTTTTCGCCTGATAATGGCGTTGCTTTTGGGCCTGGCCCTGATCTTCGGCGCGCTGGCCTTCGCCCCGGTGCTGGCGGTGTCGAATTTCGATGCCATCCAGCTTCGCGGCATCGTCGGCACCGCTACGCCGGTCTTGCAAATCGACAGCCGGGGCGTGCCGGCTCAACTGCGCATCAATAGCACGCCGGTGTTCCAGGTGGACGGCGACGGCCTAAGCAACAGCGCCGGCGGCTTTACCTTCACCGGCGACGTGGCCGTTGACGACACGTTCAATATCGACGACACCCTGACTACCATTTCCGGCACCCAAACCGTGACGCCGACTTACTCGGTGATGACCGTCGCCCCATCGGTAGCCAGTACCATCACCCTGGCCACCGGCAGCGCCAGCGCCGGCGACTTCTTGTTGGTCCTCAACACCGTGGCCACCAACACCAACATCGTGGACACGGGCGCGACGGCCGGCGGCGCAGCCATCGACCTGGGGGCTAACGATATCGCCCTGTTTATCTATCTTAATAGCAAGTGGGTCGAGATCGCCAGCCCCGACAACAGTTAGGAGGCCCGTATGATCCGGGTCAAATCCGGCTTACCTGACAACCGGGTGGCGCTCTGGGAGCGTCACCCGGATCATCCCGGCGGCGAAGTGTTTATCGCTGGGCTGGGTGAATACGACGTAGCGCCGACACCGGCGGTGCAAGCCCGGCTCAAGTCCGGGGCGCTGGCTGAGATTGAAAAGCCAGCCGCCAGCCTGACCACCATCAAAGGCGTGGGCGCCGTCACGGCCAACAGGCTACAATTGGCCGGTATCCAATCGCCGGCTGACCTGCTGGACGCCAACGCCAATCGCCTGGCCGCCGAGATCGGGGCCACCGTGGAGCAGGTCGAGAGCTGGCAAGCCCAAATCGAGGCGCTGGACTAATGGCCATTTTGAGCAGCACCGACTACCCCAGTATCCGGGCCGCCCTGGACGTGGACCTGGACTCCTCCAACCTCCCGGACTCTACCATCGCCCTGGACATCTACAGCGGCGCAGCCGACCAACTGGTCTACAACCGCGACCCCAGCGCCGACAGCCGCACGGGTGACGACGCCGACCGGATCAAGCGGGCGGCGATTTATTTCTGCGCCGCTTTGCTTGCCCCGGTCGTCGTGCGGATCACCTCACTGGCGGTCCAGACCCGCGATGTGTCCTACTCCCGGCCGGTGTTCGATCCGGCGGAGCGGGCCGCGGAGCTGCGGGCGCTGGCCGAGGCCGAAATCGACGAGGTGTTGACCCCGACCGAGGAGGCGCCGGGGCGACCCACGATGTTCGACACCGCCGCCGGAACGCGGGGCCGATGAGCCAGACCGCCCCGGTCGTCGTCACCTTCGAGATCGAGCGGTATGGGCGAGTGGACCGGACGCTGGGCCTGCTGGCCGCCTCGACCGGCGAGGATTTAGCCGACGCAGTGGTCGGTGAGTTGGTCGAAGCCGAACCGGACCGTTTGGCGGCGGAGCCTTACCCGCCGGAACTGCCCGGCCAGCGATACCAGCGGACTTTTACCCTGTCTCAGTCGTGGGAACAAGAGCAGGTGGGGCCGGGGCGATGGGAAATCCGCAACGTAGCCACGCAGGGCGGGCGAGAATACGCCGAATACGTGGTGGGCGACCCGGAGGACCAGGCCGATATCCACCGGGGCCGGTGGTGGACCGGACGGGAAAAGGTCGAGGAGCATTTCAAACGATACGGGCCGGACGTGATCGAGCGGACGTTGGCCCGGCGGTATGAGCAGGAGATGGATAGGGGATTTTAGGAGACATCTATGGCTATAGAGTCGGTATCAATTACCGAAGGCAGCGGTAAAGACATTGCCGTTGACACCATCGGCAGCATTGAGTACCAGGTCGTCAAAATTGCTTTGGGGGCCGATGGCGCTTTTGACCTGTTGATCGACAGCGGTCAGCAGCTATCGGCGGCCAGCTTGCCGGTGGTGCTGGCCAGCGACCACAGCGACATCAAGGTCACGCTGGACAGCGAGGCGGTGACATTGGCGGCCAACAGTGGGACCGACATCGGCGACGTGGACGTGACCAGCGTCGCCGCCGGAGAGAATCATTTAGGACAAGTCGGCGGCGAGTCTGATATTATTGAGATCACATTAAGCCTGGATACTGGCGGGGCTTATGCCGATGGTGACGTGCTGGCTGCTACGCAGGAAATTGCTAACGCGGTCCGAGTCAATGCTGGTACTGGAATTTTGCACTCGATTATTGTGCTTGACAAGGATGACCAAGCGCAGGCGCTCGACCTGGTATTTTTGCAGACAAACGTCGGGATTGGAACGGAGAATAGCGCCGTCAGCGTGACGGACAGCAACACCGAAGAGATTTTGGGCGTAGTTGAGGTAGGATCAAACGATTATGTTGATCTGGTTGCCAGCCAAATCGTAACAAAATCCAACGTTGGCATAGTGCTGGAAGCGGCCGCGGGGTCTACGTCGCTGTACGTGGCGGCGATTTCCCGCGGCACTGGAACGTACACGGCCAGCGGGATTACGCTTAAATTAGGTATCTTGCAGGACTGATTATGTTAAAAGTGGGGACACGACGAGCGTTATTAGCGGGGCCGAGTGCGGCGGCGGCTTATTCTCAGCAAGTCCTTGCGCTAAATCCGTTGCGATATTGGCCGCTTTGGGATACTTCTGGGTCATCTGCTGAGGAGTTAGTAGCTAACGCAAGTGGCACTTATGGCGCAGGTGTTACACTAAATCAAGATGGCATTGGAGATGGTAATTCTAGCGTTGAGGGCGACGGCGGTAATACAAGCTATGTTGATATCTATAGCGCAATAAATGGCGTATTAAATCCAGCTAATTCATTCACTATTAGTCTTTTCATTAAAGTAAAAACAAGTAACGTTTGGACTGACGCTAATAATTATAGACCGT